AATCTTATATTTGTAAAAGCAAATGGGGATAACCTCAACAACAACTAAAAATTATAAATTATGAGCATTAGAGAACAAATTGAAAACGGACAACTAGAGCAGGAATATTATCAACCATCGCAGAGCTATGAGTATTTTGATGGTCAAAACTTNTACAATAGAAGTGGTCAGCAATTAAGAAACCCAGAAGAATACGCCCTTGGAACGGAAGGTTATACGCCTTTTGGAGATGAATGAACTATTTAATAAAACAACACTAAAAAATACAATTATGAAAACTATCGCAAATTTATCGGAATTAATTAATAAAATTGGAAATGAAAATTACTATTATAAAGGTAATAATTTTGAAAATTACCTTGAATTAGAAAAAGAAGCTAACTCGCATTTTAAATCAATTACCAAAGACATTGAAGAAGAAGAAGATTACTGTGCCCACTTTGGATTAAAGGTTGGAGAATGCCACCTTAAAGAAGTTCGGGAAGAAATGTGTTCTGATGATGAATCTAATATGGATTTCACTATCCACTTCATTGAGGGCTATATTGATCCGGGAGTTCCTGCCGAAGATTACTTTTACGGATTTTATANATCAAATTAAATTACGAAAACAAAAACTTTAATTAAAAATACGCAAAAGTACCGTGAACACTTACCAAACATCCGATGGAGAAAGGATAAAAAAATCGGTCATAGACGGTCGAATTAGGAAGGCTAAAGAACAAAAGCTAACCGATATGAAGGATGAGCATGGCTACGTATTCTGCGAAAACTGCTGCATGTCTAGTGATATATTAGATTGTTCGCACGACATACCAGTTAAAGAGTGCCAAGAAGAGGGGAAGTCTGAATTAGCTTGGGATGTAAAAAATATAACGATAAGATGTAGGCAGTGCCATAGAAGGCATGACAAGACCTACTAAGACAATTGCTCTTGTTTGAGTAGTTTTTAGTTGTTGCGAAGGGGCGGGTATTAGTTCACCCGCCCTTTTTTTGTGTACATTTGTTTCGAATTAAAATGAATTAAAAAAAGAAAATGGGTAAACTTGAAATTAGATTATTAGCGGACAGGGTTCTTGTGAGAGTAGAAGACCAAGGCGAATTAGTAACAAACAGTGGTATAATTATACCAGATTCCGCAACAGAAGAAGCCGCACTTGAGGGCACTATACTAAGTGTTTCTACGAGAATAGAGAAGTGCGAAGTGGAGGAGGACAAAGTATATGTAGGCGAAAAAATACTTTTCAGTAAGTACGCCGGGAGCGATCTACGCTACGGTGGGGATGATTACAAAATTATGCGCATTACGGACGTATTCGGAGCGGTAGATGATGAATAATAAAAACACTTTTATCGAAATAATGAGTGAGAGCCGCTCTGCGGAGACCACCACTATTTCTGCCAAACTTCCTGTCAAAGGGGGTAGAAGCTCTGTCTCAGAAGAGAGCAGCACGATAGAAAGCTTTATAGATGGTATGTATTCATCTAAGCCTGATTTCAGCTTGAAATTACTGGATGCCTTGGAGACTTTAGGAACTTACCATCCCGACCTTTCTCACGCTGTTTCCAACATTAAAGAATTAGGACATACAGATTACAAAGTAACTTTTGATGGCGACATATCGGACGATATGCAGAGCAAAATGAAGAAACGAATTAAAATGAAATCTAAAGATACTAATTCGTGGTACTCATTTACAGGCGGTTTGGGAGTTTTGATAAACGATTTATTAGGCCAATTGGCTTTGATGGGCGCATTATCTGCTGAGATTATCCCTGAAGACGACTTGAGCGGAGTTAAGAAGGTTACAAAAGTAGCACCTAAAAATATACGTTTCAGTTACAGCAAAGAATTAGACACTTACGAGCCTTACCAAAAGATAGACACAATCGGTACGAAGTACGATGGTGGGCTGGTAAAACTCAACACGGTTACTTATAAGTACTTGGCTATCAGCAGGATAGGGGATAAGCCTTATGCACTGCCTCCATTTTTAGCGGCCTTGGAGAACATAGCGATAGGCAGGGACATGCAGGAGAACTTCAAGTATGTAGTTAAAAAATTAGGCACTTTAGGATTTTTAGAAGTATTGGTTAATGCTCCTAAGCCTAAGCCTAATGAAGGCGATACGGCTTACTACAGTAGAACTAAGGACTATTTAGACAGAGTTATCCCAGAAATTGAAAAGGGTCTGTCTAAAGGATACGTAGCAGGTTTCAAAGATATGCACGAATTTAAAATGCACACCGCTACCACAGATGCCAAAGGAAGTTCTGAATTAAATGATATGAATGACCATAAGGTTATGTCAGGGTTGAAGCAAGACCCTTTAATGTTTGGGCGCAGTTTTAATACCTCAGAAACTTTGGGCAGGGTAATTCTAGCAAAGATGTCAAGACAGATTGTAAATTACCAGAAGGAAGTAGCTAGTTTTTTAGAGAGCTTATTCTTAATGGATCTGCAACTTGCAGGCTTTCCAATTGAGTACTTAACTGTGGAGTTTGACCCACCTATGATAGGTGACAGCGTTAAGCGTGAGCAGGCAACGAATATTAAACTTAGAAATTTAGACAGCTTACTTAGGAAAGGAATTATAAGCATAGAAACTTATGCAACTGAGGCTGGGTATGAAGAAGTAGCAGATCCAGAAAAACACATGCAAGGTGGTTTTCCCAATCAATCTGATGATGATGATGACGATGACGATGGACCATCTGGAACCGACCCTGATAAAGACCCTACCGATGTACAAAGCTCTATAAAAAAATTAGAATTTGGTTTGACCAAAGGTTTAGATGAATTCCCTTATATAAGTAGAGACCATCCAAAGGAAGCTTTAGAATTTTCAAAAGAAGACCCAAAAACAGTTAATGAATTTGTTTCCGCATACTTCGATTCCACTAACAGGGTATATGGCGAAGCATCGAGGAAAGCTTCAAAGCAAATATCTGAGGCACTCGCCAAATTAGGTAAAGGTGCAACAGAAGTGGAGATTATAGACACGGTTATTTATACGCTATATAACAATTGGGATAACAACTTTAAAAAACCCCCAGAAAAAAGTAGTGCGTAATTTTGTGGCTTCTGCATACAAAGAATTTAGAAGCGATAAAAGTATCTTTGGAGCAGCCGCTTCGGAAGCCCCTAAATTCAGCTTCAATGCCATTGATAGAAGAGCAATAGACTATTACAAGCGTTCAGATTCTATGTACCTAGGCAAATTCATAACAGATAAAAGCACAAAGAGCAAGATAACCGCATTCATAAAAGAACAGCACTTAACTAGGAAATTGCCGATAGGGGACAACAAAGAAGGTATTAACGCATTCCAAAAGGAATTTAAGAAGGTTCTAGGGATGCAAGATTGGAAGGTTAGGCAGATAGTGGACACCACCGTCAACAATATGCGCAACACGGCTGCTATTAATTATATGGACCAGGCAAATGTGAAGAACTTTGAGATAATAGGCGTGAGTGACCGCTTGCAGTGCGGCTACTGCGCAGAAATGCAGGGCAAGAAGTTCTCTGTTCAAACCTCTATCGAAAAGATACGCCAACAAACTAATTCCGACCCTAACTACGTTTCTGTAGATAATCCTTTTCTGACGGCTAAATACAAAAGCCCCGAAGACTTAAAAGGGGTTGAGGCCAGTACTCTACAGTCGCAAGACATAGATCGACCTCCATATCATCCGTACTGTCGTGACCACGTGATTGCAGTGCTGTGAACTACCCATCCACACTTCGTGATGAATGGGCTTCGGGAGGTCACTGCCCTCTATAAAATAAAAATGAATACATTTGTAAGATGAAGAAGAGATACAGTTCCAAGTTAAATTTCAGCAAAGAAGATTTTAAAGCCTCTGTTAACATTGGTGCAAGTGGTATCAATATGCCTTACGATAAAGAAGGCGGTTACGGGTTTGAAACTAAAAGCTTCGGTTCTATATTCGGCTCGATTAACAGCTCTAAGTTTTATGAGGGGGTTAATAACCAAAATATTATACCTAAAGAAGAAGACTTTATTGACGTGCCATTTAGATTAATTTCTTCTACTATTGTAGGTGCAGGAACTTGGAAGGCTACCGATTTTGGTAAGAATGAGTCAGTATTAAAGGGGTCAATGCCTTTATTAGAAGGTAAACCTCTGTATAAAGATCACGAAACCGATTTAGATAACTGGGTGGGGGTTGTAAAGGCAGTTAAATGGACAGGCAGCGTAACTAAGAAAGGCGTTAAAATACCTTCAGGTATTGATGGGATTGTTTCTATAGATGCTAAAACCAATCCTAAAGTAGCTAGAGGCGTATTACTCGGAAGTATATTTTCCAATTCAGTTACAGTTGATTTCGATTGGGAAATGAGCCACGACTATAGCAGCGAAGGTGAGTTTAACAACGCCATTGGAACTTTAGGCGGTGATGGTACGACTGTGCGTAGAGTTGTTACTAAGATTAATGACTATTATGAAAGCTCCCTTGTTTGGCTAGGTGCCGACCCATTCGCTAAAGCAATTAACGAAGAAGGCGATTTAATACACATTGACCATAGTGCTGTAGCTAACTACGCAAAAAATAAGTTCGGGTTTAAAAGCAGTCTTTCCTACGGTAAAGAGGCAAATGAGAACACGGATAGGTACGAAAAACAAAAAAAATTCGTAATCGGCTTTGGGATTGACGAGAATGTTGTACCTTTGTCAAGAAAGGAAGAAATAAAAAAATCTGATATGAATAAATTAGCAGCAACTCTCATAGCCGTTTTAGGCAGCTCTTTAAATCTAACTAAAAATTCAACCGACAAAGAAGCATTACAAGCTTTGGAAAATTTCGATGTGGGTTCACTTAAAACAGAAAAAGATGAGAGTGATTTAGCTATTTTGGTGGCTTTGAAAAAACAAGCCTTAGAAAATTTAGGTAAAGAAGAAGTAGATTTCGAGAATTTCGATAAAGACTACGAGTTTGCTAACAAGGCAGAACTTAAGAAGTTGAGAAAATCTAAAAAAGATTTTGCAAAAAAATTACAGGATAGTGAGGATGAAATCGAGAGCCTGGAATCCAATATTTCTGAATTAGAGCCTATGTCTAAAGTAGGCAAGAAATTCAGCAAACAGAAAAAAGACGAAGCAATTAGATTATACAAGTTGACAGTGGGTGCGGACAAAGCTGAGGCTTCTGTCGTGTCTCTATTTGATAAAGCCACTACTGATGAAGTTGAAGGACTTTTAAAGCAATACACCAAAACAGCTACAGGCAAGTTTACAGGTAAATGCAAGGATTGTGGTTCAGGTGAATTTACTTTTCAATCCACATACGTCGACAAAGATGGTGAGGATGGAGAGGCAATCGCAGGGATTACTACAGACGACTTGAGAAGCGAATACGACAAACCACGAATGAAAATTAATTAAGATATGAATACATTAGGAACTACAAGACAAACGACAGCAAAGAAGGAAGAAAGCTGGTCTATAAACCACGGTTACACAAGCAGCGTAGCTGTTATGAAAGGTGTTATTGTAAAGTTAAACGCAAGTACTGGAGAGGTCGAACCTGTTACAGGTGTTATTGATATACCATTTGGTGTTGTTACGGTAGGATGTAATGATTCAGATGGCGGCCCCGTTACAGTTACCACACAATTTGTGGGTATCTATTTCGGTATTGCCGACGGTGCCGTAGCATTGGGCGATGAAGTACAAGCTTCGGGCGTAGATAACGCTTCCCCATCTGATACTGGGTACACAAAATATAAAAAAGCAGTAGTAGGTGGCAACAAAGTCACTGCAATCGCTTTGGAAGACGTCAACACTACCGAAATGGGGTGGTTTGGAGTATTGAGAGTATTCTACAATACGAACGAAGCGTAACAGCAAGAAAAAAAGAAGCAACACAAAGAAAATATAGTAATATGAGCCAAGAAAGATTCGATAAGAACGCAAAGAAAGTAAAAGAGACTTTAACTAAGACAGAAGGTAAAGTACCTTCTGGAGACACTAAAGGAAGTGGACTTTTGTCCGCCTCTGATATTAAGTCGAATATACTTCTCGACATGAAATCAGCTGTACGGCAAGTGGATGCCTTGAGAAAAGGCGACCAGTCCGATAGAGCTGTTGACTTAAGTATTGAACAGTTCATAAAATCTAAGTATGGTTTTGGAAACTTAGATAGTTTCTACCAAACTTTAGGTATTAATCCAAGCTTCCATACTATGGAGAACTTGGCAAGTATGCCTGATTTTGAAGAAGGCTACCGATGGTTACGACCTGAGATAGTTCGAGAAGCTGTTCGTTTAGGTTTGCGAAGAAATCCTATATATCCCGATTTGATTGCATCAGAAGAAACCGTTACTCAGAAAAAAGTAACTATGCCTTCTGTTAATATGTCAGATGCGATTCCAGAAATTATCCACGAAACTGAGACCATACCGGTAGGCAGTGTTTCATTTGGTGAGAAGGATGTGAAGTTGCAGAAAATGGGCACGGGACTAAAAATTTCCGACGAGGTACAAGAATACGTTTCTTTAAATATTTTGTCTTTGTATTTACAGGATGCAGGCGTTAAGCTTGGTCTTGGATTAGACACAATGGCAGTAGATGTTTTACTTAATGGGGATGGTTCTCCTAACTCTGGCGCACCAGTTGTGGGAGTAGCAAGTTCCACCACTGGTATTGCGTATAGAGATATGCTTAAGCTTTGGATCAGAATGGGCTTGTTAGGCAGAACGCCAACAGCACTTATCTCGAATGAGGCGGTTGCGTTGGATGTTCTTACAATGGACGAATTCTCAAAATGGAGTCCTAATTTAGGTAATTCCAAGCAGAATTTGAATTTAAGAACGCCAATTCCACAGAATCAAGATTATTTGATTCACGGTGCAATGCCTGCTGTGGCCAAATTAGGGTTCATTGATAAGACATCAGCAATGATTAAGCTTAATGCTTCTGCCCTTACAACTGAAAGCGAGAGAATCGCAGAACGTCAAATGAATGGTACGTATGTTACCATCACGACGGGATTTGCTAAGTTATTTAGAGACGCATTTATTGTTATGAATGGAGGTGCTGAAACAGCATACCCATCGTACCTCGATGTATTCAATGCACAGAATGTTAAAATAGATTAGCCACTAAAAAGAGAAAATTATGAATGATATAACATTAAAATTAGTAGACACAGGTTCTATATTTCACGACATATCACAAGGTCGGACTGTCACAGGTTCGGACGAAGTTAAGTTCAGAAGAACCGACAAGGTTAAGAAAGCTTTAAAAAATGGCGTTGTTGTCGAAGTGAAAGCAAAGTCTAACAAGGTTACTGCCCCTGAGGATTTAGGTGACAATGGTAGCGAAAACTACTCGGATTTAAAGAAAGCCGAACTGCAAAGCTTACTCGACGAGAGAGGTTTAACTTATAATGAAAAAGCAACCAATTCAGAATTAGTATCTATATTGGAAAATAATTAATAATTGATTCTTTTTTTTTTAATTTGTTTTGAGAGCCTGCATAATTTGTAGGCTCTTTTTTTATTACTATTATGGCACAACCCGTACATGAATCAGTCGATTTAACCGTTTACAAAATGGTTAAGAATAGGCTTCCTTTTCTGGAAGACACTACAAACAATGAAGAGCTTGTTTCCAATTTTACTTTGGAGGTTATGCACGAGCTTGGGGCTTGCTTTGGAGTGGAGCCAGAAGACATAGGGGACGAGGCTAAATACACAGTTTTACAGAAATCTATTATTGCAGACATTGTAAGCGTTTACATTTTGATTATCCAAATGGTTGCCAATGCAGGCGGTGTATCTAGCAGCAGTGAAACTGTTACTCCGGGCGATAAAAAAGTACTAACAAGTGCGACCGCTGGTTCTGTTTCAGTTGAGTGGTCTCAGTTTAACAGCAAGTCAGGGGCTTCTTTAAATATGTCGGGTGGAGACTTGTTAATGAAATACAAAAAAAGTGCTATCAGAAAGGCTAGAACTTTAGGTTGTTTAATAGATATTTGCGATGATTGTTCTATTGCGGTAGAAATAATGATGGGGTACAGTGCAGCCCCTTTTATAGTAGTTGCTGGGGGTGGCTGCGGATGTAAAGATATACCAGAAAGAGGGTAAGATATGAGTTTATTATCAGCAGCAGATAAGTTAGAAATTAGAGATGCCATAAGAAGCGTCACAGATACCTTTGCCATAACTCCGATAACCTATTACATTGGTGGAGACAGCATCGACCGATGGCAGGAAGGACGTGGGGACAAGTACTACTTTTCCATTGAACTAGATGCCTTGCAAGAAAACGAGGATGAACCAGTCGACGAATCGACGGAAGGTAGCGAAAATCTAAAAGAAATAACAGTAACTTTCAATTTAGATTATTTGCAGGAAAAGGGATTGATAAACGCAGAGTTCCAAGCAGCATTCGATCCTACAAAAGATTATTTCAAATCGAAAGGTAAGATGTACAAAGTTTATGAGGTTAAGTATGATGGCCCGCTAAGCAAGAAGGACGTTCTTGTTATTGTTAAAGGCAGGCTAAGGAACTTCTCTAATATTAGGTTCAACAGTTTGCCTCTACCAGAAAACTTTAAGCCGTGAAAGGAGCTAGAAAAATAGGCGATTGGGATAAAGTTGGGCGTATTACCCACGACTTGGCTAAGGATATGGAGGATGCTAGGGAGGAGTCCCTTAAAAAGTGGGGCTTGAAAGCAGAAGGTACCGCTAAGAAACACATGGGTACTCAAGATTTAGGTTGGACTTCGTTAAAGCCAGCTACAATATCAGCTAAAGTTAGGAAAGGTTATTCCGAAAATATATTGATTGCCACTTCCGATTACTTCCAAGCTATCACAAGTTGGGTAGGTAAAGGTACGGCTTATGTAGGGGTTACTAAGCACGCAACAGACAGTGACGGAACTAAGATAGCAGATATAGCCGCAGTTCATGAGTTCGGTAGTAAGGGAGCAGGTATACCTAAACGCCCTTTATGGAAACCTACTTTTAAGGAGACTGTAAAGTGGTTCAATAAGAGTAGTTCCACTCCGGCTAAAATATTCATGCGAAAAGTAAAGCTAAAATGGTAGAGGTAATTACATTAGAAGAAATTGATAGGACTTTGTATGAGTGCATACGTTTGAAGTTGGTAGAAGAGGGGCACCTTCCTGATGTTACTAATATGAGTACACCTGATGAATATGTTTCCTACAAGCAGTCCATATTAGATGCAGGCGATCAAGTGATCGAAGTTTTTGGAGTTTCGGCGACTGAGTCAAAAGATAACAAATCATCGTGTAAAATTATGATAAGTAGGGATAATTTAAATATTGGCTCTTTAGGCGGTGCGCCTGCTATTCAATTCAATAAGACAAGCCCCACTACCTGGGATAAAGTTACACTACCAAGAAATAGCTTCGATATTTCTTACGGTTTCCGTATTATGTCTAATAATGCTAAATACGAGAGGATAATGAGTAATATTATTATGGATGTTTTTGGAGGCGGTATATACAAAAAAATTGTGTATGATTACAATAAGACAGGTAGCAAAGCAATAAATATTGTTTTCAATGGTGATAATAACGTTACGGCTACCACCCTACTTGAGCGTGTGTTTAGATATTCAGTTACCGGTGTTTGGTTAGGTGGCATGCAAACATTAAGAAAAGATGTTGTGCCTCTTAGCAGCATTGAATTCAATTTAACACTCAAAAGCGAATACTACAATGAAGGCGAAATTCAAACTGACTGATTATGGACAGAAATAAAATTATAGGCGGCACGGATATAAAGATAAAGTTCAGGATTAAAGACAAGGACGCTGTTGAAATTAACTTGAACAATGTCGAAGTTATCATAGAATTGTGTAACCCTCCTGCGAGTACGGAGTGGGTTAAAACCCCTAGTGCGGACCAAAAGCAAATACATATTACAAACGCCGCTATGGGTGAGTGTTATATCATTGTTGATAGAGACTGGACAGAAGCGCAAGCTGGTAAGTTTTTTGATATGTCATTGACCGTTATATTCGATACAGGCAGCGAATTTAAAAACAGCGAACAATACCGTAAACTTATATGGGAAAATTATCTGAAAATACAGCAGGATTGCTGAGGCAATTTCAAAGGTCGTTGATTAATCTTTAATTTATTCTTACCTTTGTTTCTAATTAAAATATAGCGTTATGCAACCAACAGGTAGAGCGAGAGTAGAAGGTAAAATAGTAGATTTATCTTCCATAGTTAATACAGCATCTTCTGGAATCATTGCCCTCATGGGCGCAACGGAACGTGGCGAAGTCGGTAAAAGCCGGGTTGTGGGCTCTGTGGATGAATTTAAAGCCAATTTTGGTGACTTACTAGAAGACAGCGATTTCCCTTTATACTGCATCAGAGTTTTAGAGCGTGGTGGTGTGATTAGAGTTGCAAGGGCTGGGCATTATACCGATGCGGAAGACCTTGCAACACTCGTAGGTGCTAAATCTACAATAAGCGTAGCCACTACACCTAATATTATTGATGTCGAAGCTGCAAGCATCGGAAGCTGGGGTGATGATATTACAGTAAAAGTTTTAGACGCTGCAAGTGGGGATGCTAACAAAAGAGATATTAAAGTTAGTTTGGCAGGCAGTCCGAATTTAGATAAAACTATTTTCGAGATTAATAGCACACTGACACAAGACGACATAGATAAATTTAACGCTCAAAGCGATTTGGCTAAGTTTGCCGACACTACAGCAGTTGGTGGGGAGCTGGGTGCTTCTGCCGATTATGCGTTAGCTGGAGGTTCTTACGATGCCACTACGGTAGTTACTGCAGATTACGAAGGTAACTTAACTGCCGGTACAGGCATTCATTCATTTGATAAGGATACGGATTTCTTTAAAATCGCCATTCCGCACATGGCAGACCCTGATATTGATGATTTGCTTATCGGTTACTGTGAAACAAGACAAGATTGTAGAGCCATTCTAAGAACTCCAATTAGTATCAGCGGTGCTACTGCTGTTGAGTACAGACAAAGAATAGATACCTACGCAGGCGGAGACCCGATCGACAGCCTTTATGGAGATATGTACTACGGTACTTTGGTTATCCAAAACCCAACAGGGGTGGGTGAGAAAAGAATTTCGGTTATCGGAGACGTTATCGGAGCTATCAGTGCTAAGAGTGCGGACTACCCATCTTGGATTTCAGTAGCAGGAAAAGAACGTGGGGGCTTAGGTAAAAACCTAGGAATTACCTACAATTTAGCTTCTCCTGCACGTACTGCGGAATTTGATAAAGTAGATTCTGCCGGCATTAATGCAATTGTAGATGATAGAGATTACGGAATTACAATTTGGGGTAATGGAAGCCTAAGTAAAGATGATACATTATTTAAATTCACAAATGTTTGTGATTTAGTTATCTTCCTATTTAGAGTTATCCCACACTAGCCAAGAAATCGTTGTTTGAGCCTAACGATATTGAGACTTGGAAGACTATTTACAGAAGTATAGAGCCTTACCTAAGAAGTATCAAAGACCAACGAGGTGTTTGGGATTTCTTATACCAGGGAGACCAGTTTGTTGACAGCATTGATGATATTCAAATTAACGATAGCGGCAACATAGATGCTGGAAAGTACATTTTCAATATTTGGATTAAGCCTAAAGTAGCTTTGAAATATATTGGATTTAGTGTTACAACCACCAATTCAGGTGCTTCGTTTAAANTTNNAATATGTGAACNACCCATCCACAGCAAGCTGATGGAAGGGCTTCTAAAAAAAATATAAATGCAAAGAGCAGATACATATTCAGAATTTACAGCGTTTCATAGACTTGCCCAATGGCAACGCCTCACCGCCTTTTTGTTTATCCTGCGAAGTTGGTCCCCAACCCACAGCTTAATATTTTATTTCGCTTATGATTTTATGCAAACAACGAATTTTGTTTGCAACCAATACCAATACCTCAAAGAACTTATTTGTGAATATACAAAAAAAACACAAAAAAAACAAATATTTAAACAAAAAAAACCGCTTAAATCTCACCCACGCTAAAAAGCGATGAGTGAGTTTTACGCTAAATCATATAAAGAAAAAAAATAAATTATGAATAAAGAAATAAAGAAAGAATCTGGAAAAACTTGGTATGTTGCATATAATAACAATGGTGTAGTGCATTA